CCCATGTCCATGGCCCACTTCTTCCACAACTCAGGAGTTTTCAATGGAAGAAGGGACACCATGTCCTTTGATAATGAGGTTGGATAATTACGCACCATAGTCCAACCGCGTTCTGTGAATACTGGCGAACTTTGGCAAAACTCTATTTGCTCAAATATTCGCACAGGGTCCTCGAGGACCATCCAGTATCCCGCCGACTTACAATATTCATGCAACCCATCTAGCTTGTGTAAATCATCTTCCTCACATAGAAGCACGCAATCATCACCGTTATCAGCCAACCTAAACCTAAGGCCAACTGAAACACAGTAACTATACGTCAAACCACAAGCTATTACGCATGTACCTAAACCAGTGTTCATATCTCCTGAACACCTAATATTCATGTCAAATTTAATCTTCCCCTCCGGGAAGTAAGCTCGGCATTTCGTTTTGAGTTGCATTTTCAGCAGTCTTTTCAATTCAGACGCGTCATGCCGGTGTAGCATCGAATATACTGTTTGTGTTCCCACTTAAGTATTTCTTCACCAGTATGCTGGTCAAAACGTTTTGCGTCATATGGAATCGCTACGGGTTTTGAGAATGAGTCCCACATTTCTCTAAGGGACTCACCGACCTGTACCGAATTCTTACCCTTCATCACTGTAGGGCCACCGCACATTTTGTTTAACACTCCATATACCACCCCCTCTACTGGGGTGATAAATTTGCCCAATTCATAGTTATACCGGGGATCCCTAGGTGAGATGATCCGCGGTGCTGGGTCATTTTTGGCTGAAAAATTCGTTTTCTCAGCTTTTGGAAAAGTTTTGACATCGGCATCACTAGGTTTTAACGCCTCAACGTGTAGTGATTTCCTAGCTTCGATATACTTCCGCCGCATGCGAGCGTCATCATAATGACCAATGAACTGGTCACCTGTGAACTTACTGACAAGTGGAAGATGTCTATTTAGAAACCGGGTTGCCGGTGCCATCGCTCTCCTGACCCCAACGGAAGTTTGTTCGAGTGGTGCGACAAAACCTTCACCGTAATCGACGGTAAAAACTCTCTCCACCACACCACGAACACCATTCCGCAACGATGCATTGTGCACGCCGAAAACAGTCCCGGAGCACGCCCCCATGTAGGCATGGACTGTTCTGATTTTTGGGAGACCCTCCCGCAGTTCGACCTTAACTCGGGGGTGAGTGACCAGTTTCCTGGTTTCAACCCCCTCGAACTGCGTCGGGCCACCCTAGGCCATTGTTAATTTCGCCGTGGCATACCGCTTCTCGTTCTTCTTGTTGTTAAGAACAAGCGACGCTGATATATCCGCCGCAGTATGGACGAAATATAGCGTAGCTGCTCGATCAACAAGCCGA